TGTATTTGGTCCGATGTATTTGGTCATATATAATACTTAACAGTATATATGTATTTAATTATATATCTTTAATAGTTAGATATTATTTATTGTTATATTATATGTATTTAGTATTATGTATTAAGTTATATATATAGTTTATTGTATGTGGCATGTATATTGTAATAGTTATATATATATTATTAGTATTAGTGTTATTATATATAGTAAGAGTAATAATAAAGAGAAACTATTAAATGGAAAGATGCGGGCGATTTTGTATATGTTATTTTACATATATTTGGTTAATCGCCGTCTTTAATATTTTATATGTATATGTTATCTTATATTAAGTCGTCTATAGATCCGTATATAATATTTAATATGTATATATTATTTATCAGTATATAGGTGTTAGCCGTATATGATTTTTTATATATTTATGATTAAACTCTTTAAGTCTGTGCTCCGCACCGAAATCTCCCGTAGTCCTTTTTTGTTATATAGGAGTTAATGAAGGAAACGAGTGTAACGAGTGAATCAATATTTAGTCGATGCTATTGTCGATCATGATGATTGGATACGATATATTAGACCAAGAAAGATGTGTTATTCTGACGATATAAGCGAGAAATATAATCTAGATAATATAATCGTAGCAATTAGCGAGAGTTATTATAAATATAGTGCCGAATTATATTTACAGTATTTAATGTATTTAATGGTAATAGAATAATATGAATAAATTAAAGCTTTTTGAAAAAATAATGTATAGCTTTTTTAATATAATTAATAAAGACAATAAATATGAAAAATATTATAGCATTAATAATAATAATGGTTATGATATTCTTAAAAAACATTTTATTTATGTCTATGGAAATGAAAAATATAGTGCCAACGTATACTATTATTACTATATATGGTTAACTATATTGGTAAAAATATGAATAAGAATGAATTAATCGATAATATTATCGACGCGGCCTGGATAATAAAAACAAAATATTCAAAATATAAACCTCAGAAGAATCTTAGTTTACCAGTTACTACGATAATGAATTTTGTCGTGCATGCCGAAGGCGATGTAGAAATTAACGGTATGATATATTATAGTTATTGGTTAGTGTTAGGTGTATTATAATGAAATCAGATTTACCATTTATAGTTAATAGTAAATTAAGTCGTTTTTATTATAATAATAAACAATATGATATTATAAATAACGTATCGTATGTATACGTTATGAATCATATAATAAAATATATAGTATATATTAATGAAGGCGGCGGCGAATATTCCACTAAACTATATTATGATTACTATATATATTTAATAGTAAGTAATAAGAGCTAATAAGGAGAATAGATATGAATACTATCGAAGAAAATATGCTTAATAAAATTTTGAATAAATATTATGGCGGCGCCAGATTAGAAGATTTACATTCTTCTCAGCAAGAAAAAGTATTAGATTTAATACAATCTTTGATTAATAGTAGTAAGACTAATATTAAAGATGACGAAGTCTTAGGTTTTTGCCCTTGGGCATTGGAAATAAAACATATATAATATATACGATAAATATTATGAAAAATAAAAATTTAGATAAAATTATATATAAGAATATAGGGCAAGATATAAGTTATTTTTTGTATTCAAAGTATGTTAGTACAGATGTATATCGCAATCTAGAAAAGATATATTTAAAAAATATGCCTGTCGACGATTATTATTGGTACTATATGTATTTAAGTTATTTAGAATGTTTAAATGAAACTTAACGAGGTGATTATGAAAAGTTTGAACTTCGACGAAAATATGAAATTAATATATCGTGATATTATGTATGATATATTTATCGACCATCATTGCACAAAATACGAAATATACGATAGTGGGAATGCCGTAACTGGATATATTCGTCTATTTATATTAAATAAAGAAACTAATTATATTAAGATTATTAACGATATTTTTATCGAGATCGATCGTAATAATGATTTTATCTATATTGATCGAGATAATATTAGAAATGAATTATATCTCATTCAATTATTAGAATCTGAAAAAATTAAAAAATCGATATATAATTATATTGATAATATATCAGGATATTGAGGATTAACATTATGTATATAAAATTTAAAACAAAAGAATTTGCTACTGAGTTCGTTAACACAATAAAGAAGAACAAAGATAAATCTTATGATCTTAAAGAATTCGGTATATGGGAATCTTGTTTTGGCGATATAGAAGAAAATGGAATTAGCATTTCTTATTTAAATGAAAATAAAAATAAATATATAACTGTAAATATATTCATCGATGAAGATATTGAAAATCAAGTAGTCATTAATACGTACGAAGAATATGACTTGATGTATGCTCCGTTATTTTATAACGAATATAAACAATTATTATATCGCAATTATTTTATAGGAGAATAAAAATGAACGAACAATTAATTTTAAGATATCAAAATAATTTTGCCCGCTTGATTCAAGATGAATATTGTCTTGGCGACAAAATGTATAACTTCGAAGATCATGAAGATTTAGACGATTTTGAATTTAAAGATTTTAATTATCATTATATCGATGGTCGTAATTGTAGAATCTTAGACTATGAATGGTATCTTGACCGTAAATGGTCTCATATCTATAAGATTAAAATTGAATTAGAAGACGGCGAAATCCTAGAAAACGTAAATCCTGACAAGTTATATATCTCTTATGACTCTTATGAAGATTGTCGCAGTTATTTTATTCAAGATGGGTATTATTAAACGGAGAAAATTAAAATGAAGTTTGAATATTCTAAAGAAAAATATATGTATAAAGATATTAAAGACGAATTACCATTCGACGACGATAGTTATACATGGCGAAGCGATGAATATGGGATCTACGGCTTAGATTTTTATCCGGTCGAAGTACCAGGATCGGACGGTAAATTAGCTCAATGTTTCGGTAAACATATAGCTCTAGAAACATATGCTTCATATGACTCTATGTATTTAACAGAAAAGTCGGCGATCGATTTTGAAGTCGACAAGATTATTTTTAAAAATGTAACAAATCAAGAAGAACTTGATTATATGTATGAATTGTTAATGTTAAAACAAAAATAAAAAATAACGGAGGTGAAGATCATGCTGTTAGAATTTAAAAATAAAGAAGCCGCACTTAAAGCTTTTAATCTTAACGATATTAATATCGATATGTTTAGGAATCATGTATTATTCGATGGCTGTGAAATTCACCGACATCCTGGTAGCGATCCATTTATTATCGTATTCTATTCTTCAGGATTAGAAGGTTATTATGTGCATCGTTGTGTTACGTTAAAACATTACGATAAGTATGTACGGCTAATTCCTCAAGAAGAAAAATTCGAATGGATTGCGCAAGAGTTAAGTAATTTATTTAAAGAAGAATATAAAGTCGTCGGTATTTAATGTGAATAGAAGACTATATATTAAGATAGCAAAGTATATCTATAGCTTAAGCTGGAATAAAGATATGGATAAATATTTAATATATCTTAATCTTAATTTAGATATAACAGTATATTCAAACGAGTTATATGCTTCTTTATATAAATATTATTTATATATAATGGTTGAAATATAAAGGAGTATATATGTATGAGAATTGGGATATATCGACCATTATATTTTTAATGGGTTTGTTATATAGTCCTATTGTATTTGTTCATATGGTTATTGTATACAGAGTTAGCAAAAGCATTAAAGAATGCGTGCCATTTATAATTCAATTAATAGTTATATATGTATATTCTATGATAATAGTATATATGCATACTACTTTTAAAGGATAATTATATGGATATAAAGTTAAGAAAAACATTAGAAGATGTTCAATATAATATGATCCATGACTATTATCCAAATAAAACTTTGAGGAAGTATTATATACATGATAATCTTAAATTTATTATAGATAATAATATATTCTATTATGGCGGCGATCATAAGTATTATTATTTTTATATATGGCTAATGGTTAACGATATATGAATGCAGCAACATGTAATAAAATTACGCAAGTAGCATACGATACGTATTATAAAGATAATAAATATAATGTATCGGTAAACTTATATAAATATTATAAGTTTAGATATATTATTCGTGATAAAAATGATAAAGATATTATTTTGTGTTGTGGTCTTATATATTATCATTATTATATGTATTTGAGTGTATTAGATGAATTATAAATTAAAGGAGGAGCATATGAAACATAAAATCACATTTTCTAAATTCAAAGGACTTAATAGTACTGTAAAATTAGACGATGTATCTGTTATTATTAGTGATTTTGTTAAACAAAATAGTAATCTTAAAGTATGTAATGTTCATCCTGAAGGAAATGTATTAGTTGGACACATTAAAGATTTTGATGATTTTGATTACGGTACGATTACGATCGAACCAATGGAGGTCTAATTATGAAATACGTAGTACGAACTTTTAATCCAGAACAATCTGTAATTAAAGAAGCTAATAATTATCATGATATTATTAACGAATTTAAAGAAAATAATAAAGATTTTAAAGTCGGCGCTATTTATAAACAAGATAATATCGTCCAATGTAATGTGTATAGCACTCATGGTTTATTTATCGATATGCTAGAAATTACTATGCAATGATTAAAATTAATAATGATAAATTATCTGAAGCTGTATTTAAATATGATGATTATGAGCTTAATGATCTTATTCAATATTTAACGTGCGAAAATTTCGAAGAAAAATATCATGAATATATGTATACTAATGGTTCATGTTATTACTATTATTATTTGTCATTAGGATTAATTTGTAATTTATAAAAGCGAACATATATCCGCTTTTAAGAATTTATGTATTTTAATAATAATAATGGAATTTTTTGTTAAAAAAAGTATTTTATGGTATAATAATTAGATCTAAAATATATTGACGAAGTCGGTATATTAGAACGTGCTCCACGTGATCAGTGGTCTGTACCAATAGGATATTATATCGATAAAGACGGTAATGTCTTTAAACAAAATTATAGTGATATCATATGGTAACTGATAAATTAATAGATCAAGTATTTATTCCGTTACAAATTAGAATAGAATTCGATATATTTCATGAAAACTTAAAGCGTTTTATTATGGAAGAAAATGCTAAGAAATTATATCGTATATATATTCTAACTAATAAGAATCAGAGATATGAAGATTATTATGATTATTATTTATATTTAATATTATGTTCTGATTTAGAAAGAGCAATATAATGTGTAACGATTATTTAGATAGACTTGTCGAATATTTGACAATTCAAAGTCAAAAACGTTTTAATGCTAGGAATAAAAAATATGGTTCACTTAAAAATTTAATGAATCCAAAAATTATATTTTCATATCAAGTATATCGAAATGAAGAAGGAATAACATATAGTGCTAATTTGTATTATTGGTATTATTTATTATTAATATTATTATGAGTAAAAGTTATGCTGTTGTATATTATATATACAGAGAAGAATTTGGATATAGTGTTATTTATACTGAAGATAACTATAAAAATACACTATATCGAGCTTATTATGAATTATTAAATTCAGATATAATGTATTATATATCGGTAATAGAAGCTGACGAATTATCTTATTTAGAGAATATGGAAGCATTATATGATGATCCATCATATTATGCTGGTGAAACACAAGAAGAAATCGAAGATTGTGATATTATAAATATAATTGAAAGTTTTAAATATGAATGATAATTTGTACGATATTTTAATTAAACAATTTATGTGGGATTTATGTGAACCAGAACCATTTGGTCGTAAGTATCATATGTCTTCAAATGCTAAAATTGCATTTTATTGTATATGTCTTGATACTGATACAAATCATGTTTCATATTATTATTATATGTATTTGTCAACGATAGGTATAATATGAAAAATAATCAGTTAATAAAAGATTTGAAATTATTTTATTCAGTAAGAATAAGACATAATTCAACTCTTGTATATTTAGATCCTACTATTAATATTCGTGGAATATATATTTTTTATATTAGAAATAAAAAATATTATAAGTTACATTATTTGTATTTATATTATATTCGTTTAAGTACAATTTTAAAGTTATGTCCGAAAAAATAACAAGAGAATTAAATAAATTTATTAATATTATTCAAGATAATAGACACGATATTAAATATATGAATTTATATAATAGGTTATCTGCTATTCCGTCATACATGCTTTTTAGTAAAGGTAAATACAAGTATATGTTTTGGTATCATGCATATAAATTAATATTATTAGCTATGGAACTTCGGATAAAAAAATGAATAAAGTATTAGATAGAATTCTAGAAGATTTTACAGAAGAAATGTGTTACAATGATGAAAGAGAGCCGGGCAGTGAACCATATCTAATGTTATATAATACGAATACTATATTCGATACAAATGAATGCCCGGAGTCACATTACTATTATTATAGTTTTTACATCTATGTATTAATGATTAAGGAGAGAGCGTTATATGAAGTATAAAGTATTATTGTTAACAGTTATATTAGGTATATCTGTATTAAGTAGTAATGCCTATGATCCCGATTGTAAAGAATGTAATCAATATTTAGATTGTAAATATTATCAAAATGTAAATATTGTTGATCTGCATTACGAAAATGACGGAAAATCTGTTAAATTAGTGCAACCTAAAAATAGTTTCCATTATAAGAAAGGAAAATAATTATGATCATTGCTTTAAAAAAATCTAAATTTTTAAGTAATTTTGTTAAACATGTTGATTGGCTAATTGGCGAACAAGTTACATCTTGTTTAGGTGAAACTTACAAAATTAGTAATGTCGATGTTTTTGATTCTGATCTTGTTAAAATTTTAGTCGTAAGATTATATAAGCATATGAACGATGAAAATGAACTATTTGCAGTATATAATTCACTTGATCTTTCTTATACTATCGATGTTAGAAATAATATTATTGAAATTGAAGATCATATTAAAACAGATCGCGATTTAAAGATTATGAAAGAAATGCTAAAAGCATTCGATTCTATTATGAAAAATGATCAGCAAACAGAATAGAGCTGTATTAATAACTAACCGTGGCGGAAAAATATATAATTATTTTCCTAAATACGACATTATATATAATCTTAAGACAATTCGTGAATTGTCGTCAACATGTGTATATAAAGATGATGTTTATAAATTTAGTGCTTGTTTATATTATAGTTATTATGTCGTGTTACATTTAATCGACGAAAAAATTTAGAAAGGAAAGTACAATGAATTGTGAAAAAAATTTAAAGATTAAAACTAAAGGTTTAACATCTTTATTACGATCGATGAATTACAATACATCTGTCGTCGTTATTAAAACAGCTTATGGTTATAAAACAACTATCATGGCTTTACGTAACGACGGTAATTTTATGCAAATTACAATATGCTTAAATTATCGCGGGAGCACTGTCGATACCGTATATATTCGTATGAACAACACTAAAAAAGATTTGAAATATGAAGATCTTATTCATTTTAAGGCTAACGATCCATATACGGAACGTAAGGACTTATCTGAAACTATTGCTAACTTAATTATTAATACAAATCGTAAAGTCGATATGTTTTATACTTTTTCATTAAAAAACATTAAAACAGCCTTATTAGATCCAGTATTAATTAAACAATATTTATCTGTTCAACGACAAATGAATAGAATTACTAATACTATTAATGAAGTAAAGATTTAAAATGGCTTATAATATTATTAAATATAGTAGACATAATAACGATACATATGTATATATACAAAAAATGCCTGGCATTTATAATCAAAATTTAAGTTTGTATTTTGCATATATGTATAGTATATTCGACTTTAAATTTCGATATAGTATTGTTAAAGATATCAATTTTCAAGTATATGTTAATTTTAGATTATTAGATGAAACTGTTAATCCTAGAAATCTGGATATATTAAATATACTAAAAAGTAAAAATTATGAAATTTAAAATATTATTAAGAAAGACGCCAGTCGATGAATATGCCCGCGAAATATGTTATGATGCTTTTAATAGTAATTTTTTAAATTCTTTGCATATGACATATTGGTTATTTATTATGTATTCGAAAGCTAGTCTATATTTAATTAGTAATGTTAAATTAGAGGCATTAGTATCAATACCTACTCCAGATTATATATTTATAGAAGAGCTAGAAAAACATAATTTATTAAGTATTATAGAAAGGAATAAAGATGAATCTGTTAAGTGAAACAGAAGACAAACTTAAAGAACTTAATCTGACATTAGATGATATTCAGTTCGTCATGTGTACCGAATCTGAATATGGTAGCGATTTTATTTTTATGAACAAAGACACATTTGTTAAAAATGCTAGATCTGTTAACTACGATAATGGATACGGCAGTCAAGAAATTAAAAACAATTTAACGATCTATACAAAGACCCACATCATCTATCGGTTCGAATATGATGGTGCTGAATGTTGGAAATATGTTCCGACAATTGCTGGCCTTGACGAATTCTTACAAGATGAAAAAAACTGGAAAGAATTTAAATTTGAATCGAAAGATTATTATAAGTATGAAGAACAAATTCCGTTCTAGAATTAATAAATGGATTAAAACTAAAATCTCATCAGTATTGCTTCCATATTATACATGGACAGTATTTGAAAAACAGGAAAAAATTGGTGAAAAGAATTTTAAATTATACCACATTTATTTCTTTTTCTTAGAAAAATATCTATGATATAATAAAGAGGAGAAATAAATCGTGGATTTTTTTGTAGGAAAAATATGAGTGAAGCATATATAATTTCGTCATATGCAAAAAATGATAGGGATCGATTATGTCGGTTTAAAACATATAAAGCTGATAATATGTTCGTTCGAGCATACCATCTAGCATATTATGCATATATTAGTTATGCGTATGAGAAATATCGTATTTGTATATATCCAGAAGGAACGATAGGCAATCGATACGATATAACGTTCGAGCAAATTGCTGAAATATACGATATTGTTAACTGTATTAAAAATAAAGAGTATAGCAAAAAAATGAATTCTAAAAAACGTAAGTGGTTGAAAATATTTTAAGAGGTGTTTAATGGGTTATACGTTAAAACATAGTATCAAAGAAACTGCCGAAATTATTAATAATCTTGATATTGATCAATTTAATAGCGATCGCAGAAATTATTATATTCAAAAGGTTGAGTTTGTTAACGAAGGTATATTCCCGTCGATTCATTTCGTTATTAGAAATAGCCAGACTGGTATAATTGATAAACGTTGTGGTATGTTACGTAAAGTTCCGAATACTAACGAAGTTGAATATCGTGACGGAACAGTTAAAATGTACGACGGTATCATCTGGACATTTTTAAAAGAAGCGGGTATAACATTATGAATCATGAAAATTATTCTGATATCTGTGATTCGGCTCAAAAAATTTATGATAAAAATCCTGCATTTTTCCCAGGAAATAATATTAGGAATAACGCAAAAACTAAAATGAGAGAATTTAATGTTATTGGTGATAAATTTAATGCTTTATTCTATTATGAATATATTATGTATTTAATCGGAAAAAATTTATAATGTTTATTACTCAAAGAAAATTAATCGATAACTTATACTATAAGGGATATAATCCTAAACTTGTTTTATGTGATTTAAAGCAAAATCGTATTATTAGAATTAGTTCTAAAAGTGAAAACATATCGAGTCCTAAAAATGGTATATGTATTATTAAATTTACATTAGAAGATCGATGGACTACGAATAATGGATCATATAATTCGTTCGGATCTAAAAGAATAAATGTTAATTTTATTGTCGATACTAAACAACAAAAAATTAATGAAATAGAATTTCGATATATAGCAGCAAATAATTCTGGTTATATAAAAAATCTTTCGAGTATCGATAATATCAATTATTTATTAGATAAAAATATATTAATTTATCGTGATTATATTGTCGGATTTTTATTTGTGAATTATGTTAAAAAAACTGTCGAGAGTCTTAGTAAAAAATATAAGGAGAAATAATTATGTTTAAGAAATTTATGGATGAATTGCGTTGGTATATAGAAGAACTATTGAAGGAAATTTAATATGAAATATAAATTAATATTTAACAAATTAAATATCGAAATAGTATGTGATTGTAATGATTTAACTAAGACAATCGATACTATTATTATGAACCATAATAAATCTATTAAAAATAATCACGAATTAAATTATCAAATGTATGGCAACGGTCATGGTAGTAATGTCGAAGTATATTTTAACAGAACGTTAGTTGAGATTATCGAAGTATCAAAAGCATGATTAACTGGTTTAATTGGTTGTATTCAATTCATCATTATAGTCCGATGATTTTTCCTGAATTAATTACTATAGAGTATTCAAAGTTATATCCTTTCTTAAAAATAAATGACGAGCCGTTGTTGTTTACAATATCTAACGATCCTAATCATTTAGATATTAATATCGTATTTTTTACATATAATCTTCGTCGAAAGATTTATGAATATTCTATTCATTTATCAGCATGTATAACAAGCGGAAAGATATATCCAATATATGCAACAGATAATAATATATTGTATAATATATTTAATGAAGTAATGTGTAAGCATTTAATATATTATATGTATTTAGAAACAGATAAAGCACGACAATTGATCGATAATGTATTGGAGGAATATAAAGATGAATGATGATCTTGGGCAATTACTATCGACATATTTTATGTATGATAATAATATCGAAAATAAATCTCCGACTGATCTATGTGTAGAATTATATAATATGAAGCAAGAGTTAGACGCCATGGAGAACGAGAGGATCATTCACGAATATTTGAAGCTAGCAAAACTATTAAGAAGAATAGGACAATTATGAAATGGAATAAATTTATCCAAAACTATAATGATTTAACTAGTTCAGTATTTTATCATTTATACGACATGACAGATAATGAAAATCAAAAATTAACTATATTTAAATTTAAAAATTTGCTTAAAACAAGTTATATAAAATATTATTATTCATATGAAATTGCTTATAAACAAATTAATTTTCAAGTCGATATAAAACAGCCTGGATTTATAACTAATAGTATTAATGTATTTTTTAATGAAAAAAATAGTATTCGTTATTCTTTAAGAGAAAATGATTTCTTTAATCGACAATCATTATCTAATATAAACGTTCATAAAACTGTATTTTTATGGACGTATTTTTTAATACTTTTAAATAGTATAAATTATGGATTGGAGGAGTCAGAATGAGAAAATATATATTTGGTTCAAAAATAGATTATGATACTTTTATTCAAAAATTTAATGAATTTCAAAATGATAGTAAATTTAAAAATAAAATTTCAGAATTAAGAAGATACGATATAAAGACTATATTTATTTTTAATAGAAATAGAAACGATGCTATAATTAATAAAACTTCTTTTATTAATACAGAAGAAGTTAATGGATTAAATAGCTTTATTTTAGAGTCTGATGATCTTTCAAGTGCTACTAAAGAATCAAAAATATGGAAGAATCATCGAATTATTAAAGACTATTATCCTCATACTGAACTTAAACATTGTTTCTTGGTAATAGATTTTTTCAGTGATGCTACAAGAATTAAATTTATCGAAGATTATAGAAATTGGTGCAATACAGAATTTGGTGCTAATAGTAATTTTAATATCTTAGATAAAGACAATCTTATTTATTGTATGCCAAGTAACAGAGATTTTTCTAGACCGTGTAAGGAAATATTAGTAACGGGAATAGATAAAGATCATCATTTTGGCGACGATGATTTTTTGAGTATTCATATATATTTAAATATGCTTCTAGGGGGAGTTTTAAAATGACTTTGTTCGATAAATCAAATGCAATTGCTTCCATATTAGAGCGTCATAAAGCTATTAATATCTTAGATGATATTACTGATATGGAAATCTATAATCAAGACTTTAAAATTTATTTTTTAGTCGCTAAAACTATGCTAGGATTAAATAATGAATTACCAGAAACATTATGCTTTAGTATAGAAGATGGCGACGATGTAGTATACTTTGATTTATTCGTCGAAAAAGATAAAGACGAAGATTATGATCCAGTATTTATTACGACTGAAACAGAAGATAATATTATGAATTATAACGATTCTTTAGAAGTATTATTCCCAGCTTTAATAGAATTAGCTTATTATAAATTAAAGGAACGAATGTTTAACTAATAAGTTAAATTAGGGCTGTCACTAATTTACCGCCATTTACTTCACGGTTGGGCTCCGCCCCGAAATCTCTTCACACGTTTTCTAATGTGGTTTAGTCAGATGAAAGGATAAGATTATGCAAACAGTAACATTCGAATCTAAAGAACAAGCTAAAGAATTTTTTATTACTTTGGGTGAAAATCTTAAAACTAATCAAAACAAAATTTTTGAATTTAGTGGTCAACAATGGAACTTTGATAAAACTCCAGAAGTAACACCTAATATTATTAATACTGTATTAGTATCTGAAAATAATGTATTATATGTTACAGCTAATTTAAATAACGATACAGTATATGTCGATATCGATTTAGAAGATAATATTTCTGGCTTTAGTTATAATCAATTACAAAAATCTGCATTATTGTCTAATTTAGTATATCTCATACTAGAAGACTATACTCAGTTCATGTTCTGTAAAAATGAACAATAAAACTAAATTTAGCTTACTCAGTACAATGTATTTTAACGTAAGCTATTTTCAAGCAATAGTACCTAAATTATTTATAGGTGGTCGACGTTTTAAAATCAATTTTAATGATGATTACGGATCGAACATTGTCGTAAAAACATATGATAATTATTTGAATGAACAAATTGTATTTTTTAGCATAAGACTAATGGCTGTCGAGTCTATGACTCAACTTTCGACGAAAGAAAATGGTATGTTGTTTTCTAATTTAATACATTTTGTTCCGAATAAAGTATGTTCTGAATTCGATACGTATAAAGTTTTAAAACAATTTAATTTATACGTACAATATATTATACTTTCATTTAATCTTATGTACTGGAGGTGATGTAATGATTAAATTAGGATTTGGATCTGATAACGAAACAAAAAATGTTTATAACAATCTTAAAACTTTAATCGAAAAAGATATGTTTCCGGAATATTCTATTACAGATTTCGAAGAAAATAAAGCACGTAATTCTTTTAGATTTACGATTGCGTATGATGAAGAGTATGTATATTCATATATGGTTTGGTACGAAGCCGGTATTTTAAATATCGAACCAGAAAAAGAAGATTACGAAGTCGAGGATATTGCATTTATTTTATATCCGATTGCCGAAATGTTATTATAGAAAGGATAGTACATATGTTAGCTATATTGTTTGTAATTTTCATGATGATTTATTTAGCATTAGCCATTGGCGGCACGTTAGCCGGTTGGGATAAAAAGGACGAATAATATGGATCAGTTCTTTTTAGACAGTGTGGCATTGATCGGATTTATGGCTATATGGTTTGTATTCGCTATTATTATATTTTTTATGCATTACATATATAGACTTTGTAAAACGAAAAAAATAATCGAATCATTTTTGTATATAGCCAAAATACATGTACGAATGTTTTCTAAATTGTATATAGTAACTATGTTATTTTTTGTATTTTGTATTATTATCAAAAGTATATTAGAATAATATGTATTTAAAAGATTTAATAGCTTGCGTAAACAAATGCAAAAAAGATGACGATAAAAATATATATTTATTAAAAAATAAAAATTTTAAAATATTTATGCTTATTTTGATTTTAGATAATAGTATACGATTTTCTATATATGATTGTCGTTCGTCAAATGCAACTGTTTTAGATTTAATAGCGCACGACAAATATAGTCTTTATGAATGGCGTGGATATACTTTATGGTTAGAAAATTTTAAAAAGAAATTTCCTAACATGTGTACATACTTAGCATATTTATATATTTTTAATATGGTTAAAAATGAATAAAGTAGAAATAAAAGATAAAACATTCCTTAAACGGTTCGAAGTTTTTCGAGACGCTAATAGAAATCGATTTACTATGAAGCGTCGAAAGTATCGGGTCCATCAATATTATACGACTGATGGATCACGATACGAAGTATTTGGTAGAGGATCACAATACTTCGGTGCTTTTACAATTAGTGAAGATAAATATATATGTTCTAGCGATATAAGTGAAGAAAATTTGCTATTAATTATAAATGGAATATCCGACGCAATACGTTCGTATCGTATTCCGTTAAAATTCGACGGATATCCTTGTTCAGTATATGTCGAAGAAATTATGGATCAATTACGATTTAGCGATACTAATATCCATATAGGATATCACGATATACAGTTCGAAGTTAATCGGGTTAATAATATTATCGGATATATTAAAGCAGAAGCACGAACAAATGCAATCGATGTATATAATATGCAAATGACATTACAATATCAATATTATGATGATTGTATGCACATATTTTGGCATAAATCATTAATAAAAGGTAAAGAATCAGCTTTAAAAATATATTATAAATTTTTAATAGCCATGTGCAGCTTAATAGAATATCAATATATTAACTGCTTATATAGCGTAGAAAAAGTACCGTTTTGAGGTGAATATGGATACATATATTAGAATTACAGACTGGATGATCTGTCAACATTTTGAAATGTTGATTAATACACATAGAACAACTGGTAAGTTTATCGTTAAAGATTTAGATAACGTAACATGTGAAATTACGTACGATAATGCATATCATAGACTAAGTCTATTAATCGACGAAGACAATTATTTTATTAGTGCAATATACGATGCTAATGTAAAAACATTATATTGGAATGTTGAAAATAATATTTCGTTTGACGATTTTGAAAAAGTATTGCAGGGAGCTCAGTATGTCAACCCTGTCATTTGAAACACTTGAATATATAAAAATATTCTTAGATATAGTTTTAGGAGCATTATTGGGCGCCGGTATACATTTTTTACTTACTAAAGTTATCGATAAAGTATATAATGTATACGATGAAGATGGCGATATTAAATTATTATTAATAGTATTGCCATCTTGTATTACAGTATTAGTAGTATGGAGCATTGTTACATGGATGAGATGAAACTTCAGTTAGAAGTATTATATAAAATCTTGATGTTAGACTTTCATAAATTCTATCGTCGACAAAAAGGATCGTATAATTTAACTATTAAAAGAATAGGCGATGCTGTTATGGTTACGGTCGACTGGAATGAAAATAAAGATTTTGTTAAATTCCAGATTTACTGGAATTCAGAAGAAAAACATACAAGCTTTAGCTTTAATTTCGATACGAATAAAACCGATGCATTGCTTATCGTAAAAGATTTATTGTGAGGAAATAAAGATGATAACTGATAAAAACAAAGAATATCTTATCGGTGTATTTTTAGCTAGAGGTAAAGATGCTTTATTATGGCATGTCAATTCATTAATGGAAGAATCATACAATAAAGGTTATCAGGAAGGCCTTAATAAGTCAAAAGGTTCTTATCACGATGGATACAAAGATGGATATAATAAAGGATATGACTCCGGTTATGATGACGGTAACACAAGATATAAATAATTATATAAGGAGGTAGATTTATGGGGATGGTAAACGAAATTACAAATAAACTAATTGGTATTAAAAGCCGTGTGGCTTTTGAACATAAAGGTTATATTATCTATATTGATAACTCTAGGAAAAAAGAAGTCGATAGCGGCGATATTCAGATCTTTAAGGATCGCGAACAAGTATACGATTATTCTATCGCATATCCTTGTAAGGAATGTAAATCTAAAGGTATTTACAACAATAAAAAAGATAAATTTATTAATAATATCGATCTAGAAAAACTGTACGAGATTATTATGACAACGGATTTATAATATGATTTTTCTAAAAGATAAATATCGAATTGTTTTAGATAAAAGAAACGTAACGTCAATTATTATTACGGCATTAATTGTACTATTTTTTGTGTTTTGTGATCTTAATTATGCTACCGATAATGGTAAATTAGCGTTGTATCAAACACCGATATTAATTATTGTCATAAGTATGATCACGATCGATATGTTACCTAATAAAGTAAATCCATTTCATGCCGATAGTTTAATATTAAGTAGAATTGATGAAAAACAAGCTGATAAAGTATTTGAAATATTTAAAAATACTTTCAATTTTATAATACATGAAATATTCTATTTCCCACATAAAATGCATTTAGAAATTGAAGATATTTCGATCGGTCAGTTAAAAGATATAACATTATCAATTGATGCTAGGGTCGTAATGGATACAGGTATTAAAACTATACTTATTAATATATCGATGTATAAATTAGATAAAGATTGTCCTTTAGTATCTTTTTATATACCATTATCATCTAACATTAAAGAATCTATTAATGAGATGCGAATTTCTAAAAATTTAGCACAATGGACAGATATTATTATATTTACTAAAACAATAGAATATTATTTATTAAATCATCAGTATGATGGAGCTATTAAAAATGAAAAAAGAAGAATTTAAGCAATTATGCTGGTTATTTCGACTATTTTTAATAGCTATCGATACTGAATGTTATCAGTCAAATGATTTTAAAATTGGCGAATTTAAATATGCTCTTAGATTAACAGCTGTTGAACATATTCTTCACATCGAATTATTGAAGAAAAATAATCCGATCGTTGCTTCATTATCAGGTGTCGATTATTTTTCGCAGGAATCGTTAAGTTTTAATTTTAGAACGAACGATATATTAAACGATTATTTCGAATTATTCTTTGACGGTAGTAAAGTAATTGAAGAAAATCTTAATATACTGTATAATATATCATATAATATATGTAATCCTGTAGAAATAATGAAAGGACTAGTTAATAACAATGGTCGGAAGAATAAAATTTACCGGTAAGCTAAGTGCTATTAATAGAATTAATAATGAATTATTGTATACCGATATGTTCGCGGGCAATTGTATCGTCAAAGAAAAGATTCGTTGCGATAATATTTTAATGTTAACAATCGAAACCAATTACGATATTAATTCTGCATATTTAGTTTCATTAAGCGATACATATCATGTGAATATCGAATATAGTATTAGTGATCATAGAAATCATATTAAACATAATGGTATCGTTGTATTTGAAAATAATAAAGCCGAAATAGTCGAAGAAAAGAAATTTAACTATGAATCAAAAGCTTAGTCGACGCGTATTTGCAGCAGTTAAAAATAATGTGTTGATGACGTCATCATGTAGGCATTATGAATTTAATAGACTTGACATTATGGCGTCTAAAACAAATGTTAGACTTACGTCTAAAGATACTGAAAATGCTAAAATATTTAATAGTATTAAAACGTTAATAGCACTTGTTAATAAATACGATGAATTTAAACAAGCTGGTATGATTATTTGGCTACTAGGATACTATAGTTTTATTTTAGATAAAGATTTAGACGTAAAAAAACATTTTAAATTATTTAAAGAAATTCAGCATTTATATGCTCAACAAATCAATCTAGGTCCAAACGAAGCTCAAGTTCAACAAATTAGAGGATCGTTAGAACGAATAGCTGATAGATTAAACGAGCAAGTAAACTTTTGGACAGATGTATATCGAAATCTTAACGGAAGGAATGGTGGTCGGTGAACGGAAGTTTGCGTAGTTTGTTTAAACGTCATCGCCATAGTTTTAATCCAGAAAGCTTATTGCGTGACTTAAAAAACAATAAAGAAAAAAAGAATTTATTCGATAAAGTTAAAGAAATGGAGGAGGCTAGAAAATCAGAAGTGTTGGAGCCAGAGCGTAACAATTATCCACAGTGTAAAGTCGATTTAGTTGCACAAGTACAACAAGAAATTGAAGAAGAAAATACTCCGAATGAACCGGCGGACGATATTCAAGAAATTTCTGTACATGCCGATTGTCCTACAATCGAAATCGATGAGTGGGCGACAGAAGATTTAGTACGTACTATTCAGAAAAGTAAAGAAGCTATTAAACATATTATGCAAAATTACGAGTTCTGGAATAGCATGGTGAAGGAATGCGATCAAGCACTAGGCGATCTACGACATTTCGCTGAATTTTACGACGATGCTACGCAAGAAGAAATTAATAAAGTTTACGAATTAATGACTGAATATAGTCGCAAGCGTCGTGTGTATAAAGACCGCGTCGAAATTTTTAAAGATTTGTTCGCCGGCAAGGCTAAGATGGAAAACACTTACGCTCCAATTAATCAAATGTCTAATAAATTTAATAAGATGAATATCGAGCGTCAATATTCTCCACGCGTTCTTAAGGACTTGTTCGAGCGTTAGTCACGTTCTACATTATCCTTCGGGGGCTCCGCCCCGAAATCACTTCTGTGTCCTTTACAAGAAGCTATTATTAGATAGCTTCTTTTTTTTAGTATGAAGAAAAATTATCAAAACATAATAAAAAGAATATGTAAAGATGGATTGCCTGAAAACTTTTATTCTAGTATTGATAATAATACCAGAATAAGAATATTTTTAAGAGATTGGAAAGTTCATAAAATATTTGGAAATACATTTGTATTATCAAATTTTAGCATATATAATAATATGAATGAGTATATTGAGTATGATTTTAAAAAATTTAAAATTTATCGTCGCTCAAGACTTTTTGATACGTCTAAAGATATTACAAACAATAATTCTTATCAAGCAGAAATATTATTACTTTGGTTAATTTATTTTTACTATACGAGGCATTAAAAATGAAGTACTATTTAGAAATCGAGAGTGATATTCATCACCCGACAGCCAAAGAAATTGCCGAAATTATCGGTATATATAATGTAAGTAATCAGCCTCACGCTATGTTCGTACGAGCATACTTAGGACGTAGTACATTACAATATTTAGGACGTAACGGTATGGTACAAGTATTTAATAATTATTCAGCCATGCTGGATCTAGCTAACGACATGTATGAATATTGTAAGCGTGAAGGTATTAACGAAGTATATTATAGTTTAGATGACGGACGTGGATATAATTTAAAATTATTCAAAGGCCGTATCCGTACAGCTATTAATAGATTAGAAAATATGTGCAAAGGAATGATAGAAAATGAAACAAAATAATCAAGCAGAAATTTGTC